GGAATGCGCAGGTCCGAACCGCTTGTGCGGGTGAAAACCTCTGCGACGTCGAGGTAAGGTCCGACAAGTCGGGCTTTCATCATGACGCGGTCAAGGAAATCAACCGGCACGGTGTTAGCGGAAGGCACCAAGGTGGCCCGAGCTTCACCTGAAGGGTTGAAGGTGTGTCCACGCATTTCGCCATCGGCGAGCGCACGGAAAATGTCCGCTTCGGTGCGTGCGCTTGGGGCAGGAACAAAGCCGCGGGCGGCTTCGGTTGCTTCAGATGCGCGGGCCTCGTTGCGTTTTGCTACGCCAATGGCGTCATCGTGGCGGGCAATGTCTGCCTCAATGTTTTCAATTTTGCGAAGTTCCTCGGCGTCAAGGCCACGTCCCTCGGACTCAGCGTGGTCAAGGACCTCGCGAACCTGGTGGATGAGGTTCCCACGCGCTTCTTCGCTGTTGCGAATGAATGACATGTTTGTCTCCTAAATAATTGGTTTGGGTTTAGTGGCGAGTGACGCTCAACTTTCCGGCAGAGAGTGACTCACATCCGGTCCTTCTATTGTAGTTTGTGTGCTGTCTTTAGCTCCGTGGAGCTGTGGGGAGTCGAACCCCAGTCCGACAAGTTGCCCTTACAGGTTTTTTCTTGTCGTCGAAACCATCCAGCCCCACACCTATTTTAGGGCAAAGAAAACCCCTACCGTCGAAAGGGTGTGAACGGTAGGGGCCGACCGCTTCTACCGCGTTTCTTTAGCCTTCAACACGCGATTCTCCTGAACAGGCTCCTCGTCCAATGCAACAACAGCGCGAGCCATAGCCGCCGACAAATCCCTTACCACCCCAGAATCAGGGTTCCCCGCAACCTTCAAAATAGCGCGGCGCACGTCTTCAAATGTAGCCATTAGAACCTCTCCAACAATTCGAGTTTTTTCTTCTTCAAAGCCAACAAGCCAAGGTCGCCCACAACTTCAGGTTCCTTGTCGACCGGCTTTAACTCATCCACAACACGGTTGAGCAAGTTTGCCTCCTCCACTGAAAGTTCATCGCCAGACTCAATTTTAAGCAAAGCGTCCGCCAGCTCGTCAACGTCAACCTGTGCGCGTTGCGCAATGCGGTCCAGGCCACGCATTGACACTGTGCCAGCAGTGCCCGAATATGCAGGAAAGCTCACGATGCTGGCTTCGTGAATTCTTACAGAGTTCAAAGTGCGATTGGTTCCCGTGTCGTCCCAAGTGTCACGAACAACAGAAAAGCCAAACGACATCGAATCGACCAGCCCCGTCCGAATAAGCTCTGCGGTGTCCCTCCCAAGCGTAGTGTTTGGCAACGCAGCGCGAACCTTCAAGCCCACGTTGTCCTCCGTCAAAGTTAAAGAACCTGCCCTTGTCGAACCCAGAACGGCACCCGTGTCGTGATTCCACAACAGTTTTACGTCGTTACGCGACTGCAAAGACCTTTTGAAAGCACCAGGTGCGACAACCTCATGAAAGCCACCAAGATTTTCCGACCGAGAATTGAAGACCGAAGCGTAACCCTCAAACGTCATCCCGTCGCCATCGGCAAGTTCGCGCACCTCAAACGTTGTTTGGTTGGTCCGTGTTTCCATTTTTTTCACAGCTTCACCTTTAGCTCGGCCCTCGTTTTGTTCCACAATTATATCAACGACGCCGTCCGCATATTTATGCAGCCTGTCGCGGGTTCGCTCCGACAACACCACGCCCCACAGAGTTGCGCCTTCAACCGAAACAGTGTCGCGCACATCGCCCCACATCGCGGGCGTCATGTTGCCCTGCGACACCGCCACGACCACAGGGTCTTCATCGTTAGACCGGCGAGCTATCGCCCGCACCCATGCAGGCGCAGACAAATCCAAAGGCACAAAAGCACGGAAGTCGCCCTCATAAGTTCCGCCCGGTTCCATCTCCTCGGCAGAGCTCACCGCGACCATCTGGTCGATAGCGTCTTGCTCAGTTTCGTGGCACCCTATAGACTCGCCGTCTTCTTTTACCGTCGCCCACAACGGGCAATCTGGGTGCTGGTCTGTAATAAAATATGGCACTATTTAACCTCGTCCTTGTAAGCCGAATCGGGGTCCTCAGGGTCAACCTGTGCGACACCCTGAAGCTGGACAGACGGCAAACCGGTGTGCTCCATAGCTGGCACCCCAATAACCTGCAACACCTGCGCAGGGGTAAAGCCCGAATTCACAAGCGACTGCACCATTTTGACGCGCTCCATCTGCGCCTTCACGTTTGAATCATCAATGTTCACGTTTGCCAAAGGCACACGAGGTTGAGACGCCGCTTCAGACATAATCGGTGGCATGTCCTCCAACGCGCGAACCTCATTGATAGACATCGCCCCAGCCTGCAACATTGTCGAATAAGACGCTGTTCGAGCCTGCAAATCCGCCCGCAACAAACCATCCAAGTTGAACCGCAAAAATGCTTCAGACCCACCGCGATAACGGTTCATCAAAACAGACATGGCAGATTCGACCTTGGAGGCCAGTGGCCTAAGGTTGTGTGTTACCCATGCAAGGTTGTTCATTTCAACGCTCGCGAAACTGTTTGTCCCAGGAAGGCCAAGCAAGTGTGGTGGCACGTTGAAAGCCCTAGCGACATCCTCCACGGCCATTCTGCGGGCTTCAATCGCTTGAGACTTCTCGGGGTCCACCTGGGTAGGTTTGAACGATGCGCCACCTGTCAGCACGCCAGTCTTGTGCGCCTTCTTCCAACCGCGGTGACTTTGGTCAAAGCCGTTTCTCAAATCAGAGGCCTGGTCAGCGGTCAACGCGCCTGGGTATTCGATGACACCTTGCAGGGTTGTGCCGCCACCGAAAAATGTTTGCGAGTAGCGTTCAAGGGCAAGAGTCAACCCAAAGGATTCTTTTAGAACATCTGTTCGAGCAACGCCGCGCACATTGCCAGGCTTGACCAGGTCCGGAATGAACACAATTTCTTCGGAAGACAAGGGAGAGTCCTCGCCCTCAACCGTAAACTGTAAGCGCCCCAGCCCGTTGCGTTTGACCGACACTGTTGTCGGATTCAACACGACAAGGTTGACAACCTCACCGCGGGGGTTAGAAAACACCCGAATGAAAGCGTTGCCCTCTAAAAGCATCGAAGAAAACACTGCAGAATAAAAAGCTTCTTTTGTGAGGTCCACATCGGGGCGACTCACCCATTCAGGTTTTGGCCTAAAGGGTTTGCGTGTTCCATCGTCACGGATGAAAACATCCAAAGGGAGTGTCGCCAGTGTTGTCGAAATAAGGTTCACCGCAGAAAAAACAGCGTTAACTGTGTACACAGTATCGGCGTTGATGTTCGTCCCAGAGTATGTGCCAAACGAAATGTCGTCGCCTGAAGCAAACACGGACTGGTAGCTCACGCCACGCTGCTCGAAGAACTTATCAAAAACCATTTATCGACCCAACCCCAAACCGATGACAATAAGAAAAGCGCCACCGACGACAAGACCGGCAGGCAGAAAAACTAGTGCTGCGCCCATAGTGATAGCCAAAGCCCCGCCAATTTGTAACGCTGAAGAAAGCACAGACTTGTCCTATCCGAAAAACTGTGGGACCACTGGTTCTATTCTACCCACCGTCGCGCGGTCCACGGCAATTACGGCGGCAACCGCAGCATCAATTTTGCGGGGGCTGTTCCTTGATTCTTTCACAATTCGCGGCCCAATGTTGTCGCTTTTTACTATCGCATTTTGTAGGTGACGAGACAGCACAGGGTCGCCAGAATGCACTAACTGTTTGTCCATCACCATGTCGTAAAACTTTGCACACGACGCCACCATCCGGCGGGGAGACGTTGAAGGGTATTCGACAATGGGCAACCCTTTTTCCTCCAACACCATCATCGACCGTTGCCACCGGAAAGGGTCACAAGCCACCTCGCGGACCTTCGGGTGTTTTTGGCAGTAGTCAATAATTGTGTTTTCCACATCGGCAATATCAACCCTCCAGTCGTCGCCGTCCTCGTCCACGTTTTTTTCCCACACTTTGACAAGCTGCAACCTAATAGGTTTGTCATCCTTGGGGACAGTCGCCGCGACAATGACAGTGCAGTCTCCAGAAAAAGAACCGTCAAAACCGAGGATGATTTCATCGTCCGGTGTGATGGTCGAATCTCCCTGCAGTTCCTCCCAAGACCCTGTGGGCAGCCACGACAACGCAGACGACACCCACTGGTTTGTTCGTTTAGTTCTGAACGCAGACTCCGGTGTGCGCCTCACCGCCGACTCA